ACCAGCGCGACCTGATCCCAGGCGTCGGCGTTGTCCCAATCGCCGCGCACCTGCTCCAGCAGCGCCTCGTCGCCCTCGCGGATCTGCGTGGCGCCGGTGGCGCGGTGGCGCCAGAAGGCGGTCCCGGTCTGGTCGCCCTGCAGGTAGAGCACCATCGCGTGCGTGCCCCAGCCCAGGTCCGAGTGAATCGCCGCGTTCGGCAGCTCGCCCGCGAAGTTGAGCCGGTAGGCCATGCCGTGCATGTCCACCGGACCCATGATCGCCTCGATCTTGCGCTGCACGTCATCCAGCTGCACGCGGCAGATGCGCTTGTAGACCTCGCCGTCCGGCCCCGGCCAGTCCTCGAACTCGCTGGCCAGCGCAGCGGCGCGCTCGTGCGCCAGTTCCTCGGGGCTCAGAAAGTCGTCGACGATCAGCGGGGCGTTGTGCTGCATGCGCGGGGCTCCATAGGGACGCTCCGATGATCCGTCCGATGCGCGCCCACGCGCTGAATTGCTAACGCTGTGTCTGCATGGCGAACAGGCTGGCAGCAAAGGCTGCATGCGGCTCAGTTGACGGAGGTGAGCCCTTGAACCAGATGTGCACGAAGACCTTGTAGATGCCTGCGGCTGCTGTCACCGAGCCCTGAATGTTTACTGTCTTGATGTCTGCCGCTCCGACACGGGAATCAACCTGCGTGGAGGCCGCCGCAATCAATGTGCCCCCAGGGATGGCCGGCGGGCTCTCTGAACCGGCGCCTTCGTCGATCCGGATGTGATTGTTCAGGAACGCGCTGTCCGTCTCCAGCCCAACGCCCGATCTTGGGGCGGGCGTGTACCCAGACGCTCCAACGTCGATCAGCCCAATGCGCACGCCGTAGCGCGCATTCCCACTCTCTACGGCGGGCGCGAGCATCACGCACGCCGACAGGAACACCCGGGCCGGCCCGCCGTCGCGCTTCGGGATGACCTCGATCACACCGTCGCTGCTGGGGAAGGTGAAAGGGTCGCCGCCGAGGAACAGGGTCAGGTCACCGCCGAAGCCGGCGCGGCCGTTGGTGCGGACCCACAGCGTTCCGTTGGCCTCGCTGCGCCCCTCGCCTGCGGTCCCGTAGGATGCCGAGGGGCCGATCCACAGCGCATAGTCGCCATCGGCGCCAGCGCCACCGATCGAAGTCAGATGCGTGCCGGTGCTGCGAATGACCGCGTTGGCGCCGACGATCAGGTTCCGGCCGACGGTGGTGTTGCCCAAGCCGTCGACCTGAAAGCCAACCTGCCCGGTGCTGGGATCCCAATACCGGAAGGGGCGCCAGTTCGCTTGATCGCCCGGGTTGCCCGGCTTGTTCAGCTCAGCGCGCCAGCCTGCGCTCGATGACTCGCTCACGCCAGCGATCAGCCTGTTGGCCACGACCAGGTCGGCGCGCATGACCTCGGAGCTCAGGTGTTGAATGAAGCCCGTGGTGACCGTCAGGTTCTGGAACTCTGCCTCGTCTGCAGAGATAAGCCCGTTCACCACCAGCGAGCCGCGGATGCCGACCACGTTGTTGACCGTGTCGACGATGAAGGGGATCGATGTGTCGCCGGCGACGCACAGATTCCAGGTGCGCGCGTCTGCCGCAGTCACGTTGCCGCCGAAGGTGCCCGACAGCGTCATGCTCGATCCGGTCACCGACGTGATCGTGTAGGTGTTGCCGGCGAGCGCGCGAATCTGCGCGGGGGCATCCTCGTCCTCGCTGGCGAGGAACACCACAGGCTTGGGCGGGGTCGCCGTCGTCAGCGCCACGAAGGCCGCCAGGATGTCGCCGCCGAGCGTGAGCGGCGCGCCGGTCACTGCGTCCTGATAGGTCAGCGTCGCCGTGCCGCCAGAAACCGACAGGCTTCCGACCTGCACCGCCGGCGTGGTCGGACCCATGATGGCGAACTGGTTGGCGTTGACGATGAAGGTGCTGATCGCGCTGCCGGTGGCGCGATCGGTGGTCAGGCCCAGGCCGAAGCCGGCCGAGTTGATCACGCCGCCGCCGGTGCTCTGCATGCGCACGGACCAGGTCTGATCCAGCGTCTCCGTCGTCAGCTTGGCCAGGCCGCCCGAGGCCTCGATGCGGTTCAGCGATTCTTCCGTCGCGCCGCCGCCCAGCAGGCGCCGAAGGTTGTTGTAGATCGTGGTGCTGGTGATGCTGGCGGTCATCGCATCGAGAATGCGGCCAGGGTCCAGCATCGGGCGCCCGCTCGCGCCTGCGCCATTCGGAGCGAATGGCCCGGTGACGCCAGCGCGCGAAACGAAGCGAACCCAGTAGTAGCGGGTCTGAGGGTTCAGGGCCTGCTCGATCGGCGTGCCGCCGGGGCTGTCCGTCGCATCGTCCTGAATGCCGTTGCCGTCGACATCGAGGTTGTGGATGAAGACCACGCCCTCGGCCGAGCCCACGAACGCGACATGCGGGTTCGTGGTGCGATGCGGCTGCTGCAGCGAGAAGGAAGGCGACAGGCTGATCATGGCGCCAAGCGTGGTGTTCGGGCTGATCGACGAGTAGACCTCGGTGAACCAGTGATTGCGGTACGGCGGCGGATCCCATGTGACGCCGATCGACGTCGGGGACACGCCGCGCACGCGGATGCCCGTTGGGGCCGGAGGCACCGTGAAGTCTGTTTCACCAAAGTCGTCCGGCGGCGCGTTCGGCAGCGGCGCGCCGGTGCCGGGCCCGGTGATCGCAACACCCGCGCCGCGCACCTGTCCAGACTCTGCCCGCACGATGCCAGCACCTTCGAGCTCGCGCAGGGTGACGAAGCGGTCCAGCTTCTCGCCGCGGCGGCCGTAGCCGACTTCCATGGCCTCGCGCAGCGCATCGAGCGAGCGCTTCACCTGTTCCGGGTTGCTGGCGTCGCCAATGGCCGGGATGTTCGGGACGCGGGTTCCGCTGGTGCTCATAGCTGTCGGATCTCGTCCATCGTCTCGGCCAGGATCAGCGACGCGATATTGCTGGTCGCCTCGATTTCGACCTGCCACTCGCGAGCGAGGAAGCCCGCAGGCAGTCGCACGGGGTCAGACCCTGCCAGCGTGACCGTGGTGACGGTGGCGGGCGTCTCCGGCGGCTGCGCGCCGAAGGACGCAGGCACGCTGTAGCGCACGCGCACCGTCACCGGGTAGGCCTCCGCGAACACCTGAATCGCGCCGAAGTTCATCGGCTGCCGCATGGTGAATACCTTGCTGCGCCAGATGAAGGTCAGCGGCAGCGCGCCGGACTCAAGGACTTGGATTGTGCGATAGGCAGCTTGGAAATCGACGGTCGTTTGAGCGAGGTACACGATGCGCCCATTGCGCGGGTTGAGCACTGGAGCGCGACCGCCGAAGCTGGCGCGAGAGAAATCGAATCGCCCACCTTCTTGGAACTCGATAGACCAACTATCAGGGAACTCCGCAGAGCCAGACCGAGCAAAAGCCAGCAGGCGCTTGTTGTGGAAAACCCAATCTTCCGCGATGTTGGACGACATGAGCGCGGTCCACTGCTCGCGCGTAAAGATCGAGGCGGTGACGTTGCGCACACCGCTCGCGTTCACCAGGGTGATGCCCTCGCGGCTGGCCCAGGCCACGCCAATGCCGACAGGCACGACAGTGCGCTCGAAGATGCACGGCGCCGGGTCATCCAGCTCCTGCAGGTACAGGCTCGCAGGATCAGCGCCCTGCGCGAGGTAGGGCTTGCCCGTGGTCGCGATGACCAGCGTGTCGCCGTAGACAGCCAGGCCTCGAATCTCACTGTTGGTGGTGCGCCGGTAGCGATCCGGCCAGGCGTGCGGCTGGTAGGGCTCGCTCGCATAGAGCGTGTTCCCGACGTAGCCCACGAGGTAGCCGTTCGGCATGCGCGTCAGGCCGCGCAGGTTGGTCGGCGGCGCCTGCCAGTCCTTTGACGGCAGCACTTCCCCAAGCACCTGCGTCTCGTCGTTGTTCGGGTCGCTGTAGGTCGCTGCGCCCGAGTCCGGAATCGCGGTAGAACTGCTGTTGGTGCTGACGCCGACCTCGGCCAGAAAGAAGAAGTCGGTCGTCTCGCTGCCGGTGCTGGTGCGGTAAATGCGGATGCGGTTGATCGCTGTGCGCGAGGCCCAGGTCAGATCAGGGAACACGCCCTGCACGCTGACGCTGATCGGCACGCCGACGTTGAACTCGGCCGGCGTCGAAGGGATCGAGGGCGGGCCTTCCTCGCCGTCGGTGCTGACCAGCGTCACCAGATAGCTGCGAGTGACCTTGTCGGCCTCGGTGTAGACGCGGACAGCTCGGATGTTCGCCGGCGTCGCCGCCGCGCTCAGCGTCGCGCCGTTGGCGCCGATCAGGGTGAAGGTGTTGCCAGACACCGTGCCGACCACGAACTGCCGGCCGTTGAGCTCGCTCATGTTGATCGGCTGGCCGGCGCTGCTGGTCGCGCCCTGATGCTCAATGCGCACCGTCTGGCCAGCCTTGAAGGGCACGCTCACGCTGGCCGACACCGTGATCGGGTTGGTCTGGCTCAGGCTGGCGATCTGCCCATAGGCCAGCGTCTCGACCGTGGTCGACTGCGACACCGTCACCGGCGACGCAGTGCTCGGGCTGGCGGCGTTGCGGATGTCGGGGATGCCGAGCCGGCGCACCACACCGACCGCGTCCGCAGCGATGACGGCTGCGCTGGGCTGCGAGGCCACGCGCGGAAATGTGCCTGCGCGGCTCCAGTAGACGCGATTGGCCGCTTCCCCTGGCACCGGGCTGCGCACGGCATGCACGAGGCCGTGGCCGTCAGGCCATGCCAGCAGCTCGACCGTGCCGTCGCTGCGCTCGTGCGCGAACAGGGTGCGCCAGTTCTGGGCGCTCAGGTCCGACACGGTCAGCAGGTCGCCCCCTTCGAGCGCGCGCGGCTGCATGCGCGGCCCGACCCCGTTGCCCTCGAACCGGGCATCGCGTGCGTTCACCGACATCGCATCGGGCAGCTTCCGAGGCCGGTAGATCGGCGCCATGCCCCCGAAGTCGTTGATCACGATTGCCGCCATGTCATTCCTCCAGCTGCGCAGGCGCGCCGACGCGCTCCATTTCTGCCTGCAGGGTCGTGATCTTCGTTCTCAGCCGATCGAGCTCGGCCAAGTCGCGCGCGACCGCGCCGACGTGGAAGTCCGCGCACTGCAGCACCGGCGATTGCGCCGAAAGCGGCAGCGTCTGCGCGTAGTCGCGCATGGCCTGCTTGATCCAGTCTAGGGAGGTGTTCATCGGACGATTTGATTGCCTGCGGCGAAGTGTGCGAACCAGTCGATTGTAGTCGCTGCCAGCCCGGTCACTTCGACTTCGAGCGATCCTCGCGTCGTGTTGGCTACAACGGCAGCGGAGACGCCAACAAGGCCCGTGTCGGTGAAAGTGTAAGCCGGGTTTGTCGCCTTAACGGTAGTGGCTGCGGCGTTGGCTCCACGAGCGCCGACAACATCTAGGCGCAGATAGTAAACATCCGCACCGGAAGACCGGCCAGTGATATGGACGGTGCCAGTCCAGCAGCTGTTGTTCGGAAGCGCAAAGCAGTTCGTGGCAAGAGGGGTGGCTCTGTCAGCAGTTAGAATCGTAGGCGTGGCGTCAGTGGTTGTCCGCTGCGCCGTAAACCCAAGACACTGGTTATCGCCATTCGATGCGCGCACAGCGCCAGACCAAGCATATCCACCAATCAAAGAACGTGTATTCGCCGACCGCCCCCCCGGAATCCATGAAAAAGCTCCGGTTGCTTGGTTTGCCTCGCCTCCAGACACAGTACAATGGCTTGAGCTTGCAACATTTGATGCCCCGCCGCCGATAAAAGACACGCTTCCGCTACAGTTGTTAGACGTGCCACCAACAACCGTGGTGTACGTCGAGCTTGAAATATTGAACTGCCCGCCAACGCAAATGGAACCGGTGCTTGATGCTCTGTTATAGTCACCGCCAACGATTATCGACAGATTTCCGCTTGCCACCTGATTTGCGTTATTTCTAACTCTTTGCAGGTCTACAGCGTTTTGCCCGCGCTTGTTTCCACCAGTGGAGGTGTTGTCTGGAATATGAGCCAGCAGAGCACCCGCCCCCTTAGCGGTCAACGCAACATCCACATTCGTCGCAGCATTCGTCGCCAGCAGCTGCACAGCCGGCACCGTTGCATTCGGCGCGCTGGTGTTGACGGACTCGGTGAAGTGGGTGAGGCCGCCAGATGCAGGAAGTCCGGCAACGAGCGCATCGAACGCACCAGAGTCCGTGCGGCGCAGCGTCGCGAACGCGCCAGGGGGCAGACTCACGGAGCCACCGGCGGTGCCATTGATCGAGACGCCGGCGCCGCTGATCGTCAGGCTGCCTGTGGCGCCTGCGTTGTGTACATGGCACTCCCAGCGCAGCGCGGTGACGGTCGAGTCGATGACGAAGGTCTTGGCGCTGGTCGACGTGGCGCGCTTGTACTTGCCGGAATCGGCATTGGTGAAGTTGTAGGTGGTGCCGCTGACGTTCTCGACCTCGGGGCCCTGGGTCGGGTTGAAGTTCTCGCCATGCCACACCGGCACGAAGTCGCCGGAGCCGAACGAAATCTGCGGGCCAGCGTCGTCAGACTGCAGGCGCAGTCGCACGAGGCCGCCACCAGCGCGGTCGCGAAGCTGCAGCTGCCAGGACGCGATGCCGCCGACCTCGGTCACGGCCATCGTTTCGGTCGCTACCGCAGCGGTGCCGACTTCCGGATCCAGCACGCCGGTGACGAAAGTCCGCTGGTAGCCATAGACCGCAGGCACCACGAGGCCCGTGAAGTCCGCCGACCACTTCAGCTGCTCCGATCCCGCGAATGCGCCCGCGTTGTTGAACTGGATGCTGCGATCCGGACTGCCGGGGCTGCCACCAGCGCCGCCGCCCGTCGAGTTGATCGTCAGCGTCCGAGTGTCGCCCGTGCCGGAGAAGCTGAAGGTCACATTGGTACCGGCCTGCACCATTGACTCGATCTGCGCGCGCACCATGGCGTTGGTGTACGCGGTCGCGCCCTCGGCGATGCCTGCCAGCTTCGTGTGCTGCTCCAGCGACATGAGGCCGGCGGCAGCGCCAGAAGCAAGCGGCAGATTCGTGTCCGAGCCCGTGCTGCTGGTCAGCGTGACCGTGTTGCCCGTGCCGCCGACGCCAAGGTTGGTGCCGACGTTGACCTGCGCGCCGGGCTCGATGCCGCCGAGCTTGGCCGCCTGCGCGCCGGTCATATAGCCGTCGTTGCCGCTGGTGGCTGCGGGCATGCCGATGGTCGGCGCGGTGCCACCCGAGCTGGTCAGCGGCAGGTTTGCGCCCACCGACGTGACCGAGCCGTTGCCCGTGCCGGCGCCGATCAGCGCGCGCACAGCCGCAGCGTCAGCCGCTGACCCAATCGCCGCACCGATGACGCTCTGCTGCAGCTGGTCGCGCGTGGGCGCCTGGTAGGCCTGTGCCGCATTCGTCCACGAGCGCGCGGTGGTGCCCTGCTGTCCACGGGTAATGCCGCCCAGCGTCACCGAGCCATCGGGGTTGATCGTGCGCGACGTGTAGGTGATGACCTCGATCGCCGTAGGCAGCGACAGCCGGTCGACGATGGTCAGGATGCCAGGGCGGCCCGCGTCCAGCGGCGAAGGCGGCGCCCGGAACGGTGCCACCGGCGCGCGCAGGCCGATCGTGGTATCGCCCGGACCGACAGGCCCGATGACGCCAGCGAGGACATCGTTCTCGATGGTGAAGGCCTGCATGTCAGATCTCCCTCACGCGCACGCGAAAGTCGATCTCCTTGACCCGGCCCTGCGTTGTCGTGGCGCGCACCGTCAGCTGGTAGTCGACGCCATCCAGACCGCCCTCGGCCCACACCTTGACGATAGTCGGCGGCGTGCCGAGGAAGCTGGCATTGAGCGTCGCAAGCATGTTCGAAGGCACGCCATCGGAGGCGGACACGACATCGAGCGTCGCGCTGTCCAGCTCGTCGACGTCGGTCAAGGCCTGAAACCAGTCGGTCAGGTCGATGTCGTAGGCCAGGCGCTCGCCGGGCTGCTTGGGAAAGGTCTTCACGGCGTCAGTCCTTGCGCACGGTGATGGTCTTGTTGCGCGGCGGGACGAGGATGCGATCGGCGCCCGGCAGCACGCGGATCGCGAAGTCCTGCGGCGCCAGCTTCAGGGTGAAGTCCTGGGCGTCGACCGTGAGCCAGCGGAAGTCCGGTTCGCGCGCATCGCTGAGGAATCCGGCCGAGTAGCCGAAGGCGTTGAACGCTGCGCCGTTGAAGCGGAAGGCGTTGAACACGGGTCACACCCACCGGAGCGGCTGCGCGCGCTGCAGTCCGTGCCGGCCGGTGACCTGCACTCGCTTTGCGCGTGCGGCATCCATCGAGAAGCTGAAGCGCTCGCGGGCCGCGGCGTCGGGGTCGTAGTGCGGCGTGCCGCGCTGGCCGAACAGCTCTGCCCGGGCACCGGCGACGATGCCGTCATGCCAGTCGTTGACGATCCAGTCCGGCAGCTCGGTTGCGTCGTTGGTCGGCGCCAGCGAGGCATGGATGGCCACGACAGCACCCGCGTCCGTCACGCGGGGGATGCGATCGAAACCGATGACCTGCTCGTCCTGGGAATCGAACACCGCCCATGCCTGCGGCAGCCCCTCGGCATCGGGAAGCCGGCGCAGATCGCGGATGCGCGCCTGCACGTCGACCTCGCGCCCGTTGACCTTGACCACCAGCACCCGCTCGACGCGAGCGCCGTCAGGCAGCTGCAGCGGATAGGTGGCGCGGCCAGCAACCAGCACGATGGGGTCTAGGTCATCGGCCCAGACTTGCGACTCGCGCAGGAAGCGCTGTGCGCCGCGGCGCAGCGCAGCCACGAGCGAGACGTCCGGCAGCTGCGACAGGCCCGGTCGGGTTTCGGGCAACAGGTCTTCGAGCAGGGCCACGGGTCAGGCTCCTTGTGGAGCCGCGGCGACGGCCTGCAGCTCCGCGTTGAAGTTGAGGCCGAGCGCTTGCGCGAAGGCCTGAAGGTGCATCTGCGCGCGCGCCATGTTTCCGGCAGAGCTCGAATCCTTGGCGAAAGCCCGGTACAGGACGAACTCGACCAGCGGCGTCAGGAACTGATCAGGAAGCGCGAGCGTCGCGCTCGTGCTGGTGACCGCTGCGGGGTTCGCCGAATAGACGACCTCGATGTGCGATGCCGGCTGCCCGGAGCCAGGCACGGCGCCGACGCTGCCCAGCGCAGGCGGGTAGACATAGAACTGGCGCGGCGTGTAGGCATCGACCATGTAGTGCTCGATGCGGGCCGATGGCCGGCGCGTGTGCCAGTTCGGATCCTCGGTGTCGAGCGCTTCGCGGCTGGTGATGCGCACGGCGCGGCCAGGGGCGGCGTCGGCGGCGACAGATGCTCGGTTGCGCACCACCCGCAGCAGGCGCGTGCCTGCCGTGGGGATGTTCTGCAGCGTGCCCCCTGCGAGGCGCAGGGTTTCGGTGATGGAGTAGGCGTCCGGCCGGAGCCCCACGATGACCACCTGCCCGTGGGACAGGTAGCGCAGCAGCTCGTTGTCCGGCCAGCGCGTAGCGCCGACATCGAACAGCGCATCGCGCGCGGGGGTGAGGACGTCGGACGCCAGCATCCGTCAGCCCTCGGTCTGGATGCCGAGTGCGGTCAGCACTTCCTGCTTGAGGTTGGCCAGGCTCTTGCGGCGGTCAAGCTCGATGCCCTTGCCGCGGGCCCATTCCTCCAGCGCGACCTTGTCGTCAAACGCCATGACGGTGTCCGCGTCGCTCAGATCGGTCGGGGTCTGGTCTTCGGGCGGAAGCTGGCCGGACGGCTTGGCCTCGCTCGGCGCCTGGGCCTGTACCGGCATGGGCTTGTTCGCGCGGATCGCGTCAGCCACTTCCTTGGTGATCTCGGCCATGTCGGGGCGCTTGGCCAGTTCATCGGTGTAGGCAAGCACCTTGCCGGTCTTGCCCTGCAACAGGTATCGCATGGTCCTACTCCTTGGACGGGGAAGAACCGCCCCAGCCGAAGCCGGGGCGGATCAGGGTCACGGCTGGACGGCGAGCGCCCAGAACTCCACGACGGCCGCATCCAGATCATTGCCGGGGATGAAGTCGATCGTGTCGGCGGCGGTGTAGAACTTGCCGTTGCTGTAGCCAGCGACGGTGTTCGGCGCGCCTTCGGTCAGGGCCAGGGCGCTGATCACCTTGGTGCCGGCGGCGGCGTTGAGGTTGGCCGCGGCGATGAAGCCGTCCGGGTCGACGCCATCGCCCAGCGTGCCGGCGGCGGTGCCGCCTTCAGCCGTGATGACGGTGTAGCCCGCGCGCAGGATCAGGGTGCCGGCCGGAACGTCGAGCACGGGAACCACCGTGGTCGCGACCTTGGGCGCCGCCTTGAAGTCGATCGTGTTGCGGAGGATGACCAGCTCGGAGGCTGGGGTATACGGCAGCTTGGACATCGGAGAATCCTCGAATTGGGGTCAGGCAGACAGCGGGGCCGCCGTAGCAGCCCCGCCGTGGATCAGCCCTTGCGGATGTAGGCGTGGACCAGCTGGTCGGGGTTGGTGACCTTGTAGCCGTACACCATCAGCGTGCGGGTGAAGTAGCCGAAAGACGACTCGGCAGGCTTCGTCTCCATCTTGCTGATCTGCGCCGCGTAGGTGAGGGCCTGCTTGTGGTTTGCGATGGCGTTGAAGGCGCGGTTGCTGCCATCGACCACGCTGGAAAGCAGGTTCGACTGGAAGATCTCGAAGCGATCCACCATGCCGACGCGGCCGTTGCGCAGGATCGAGGTGCCGTCGCCGGCCAGGCTGGCGTCCTTCAGGTCGGACTTCTTGATCAGCGCAGTGGCCCATGCCGGCAAAACCAGCTTGCGCTCTTCGTCCGGCGTGTCCGTCTCGTCCAGCACAGTGCCGAGGTCGACGATGAAGTCGGTGATGTTGTCCTTGGTCAAGGCCAACGGCGTGCCGGCGGTGCCGAGATTGAAGCCGGCCGTGATCTTGCCGGCCGTTGCGCCCTGGTTGTAGGACGCCGCGTCGGCGTAAATGTCACCGAGGATGACGGTGTCCTGGCGCTTCTTGATCTTCTCGGCGCCGTCGGCAGTCCAGCGCTCGCCGAAGTCCAGATCGCTCTGGAACTTGTCGATGTCGTCGATCAGGAAGTTGAAGTAGTGCGCCCGGTCGATCTCCAGCTCGATCACGCCGGTTTCCGGCAGCTGAACGCTGAGCTGCGAGTTCTTGACGTAGTCGAAGACCTCGATGTCGGGGACCGTACGGATGACGACCTTGTCGCCCTTGTCCTTGATCTCGCCCTCGTACTCCGTGTTGGCAATTGCCGCCACCACGGTGCGCTCGTAAAACTTCTTGAGCATCTTCCCCGAATAGATGACGGGGATCAGGATGCCGCTGTTCTGTGGGGTTCCTGCAGCTGCGGGGATCATGGCTCATTCCTTGAGCGGTGCCCTGCGCGTCCTGCGCTGGGCGTGGGGTTCAGCGAATGCGACCTTCGCGGTGTGCGAGTTCGACTTCGCGCTCGATTTCGTTTGCCTTTGCAGGGTTGCGCACAACCAGGTTGGCGGCCTGCGTCATCAGCGCGTTCGCTTCCGCGGCCGTGTAGATGCGCTTGTCGCCAACCGGCGCGCTTGACCCGGCGCCAGCGATGTCCGGCACAACCTGCGCCGCCAAGTTGGGCGGGAGCGGTGCCGAGGGGGTTTTCGGGGCGCTGGCTGCGTAGCGGTTGAAGATCCGGGCGGCCGTGGCCGCATCGAACCGCTGCACCGCTGCAGTGAGCGTGTCCTTCAGGGGTTTGCCTGTCGCGGGGTCGATCTGTTCGAGGAAGGCCACGAAGCCAGGCGAGGCGTCGGCCTGCTCCCAGCCGGGAGACAGGTCATTGAGGGCATCCAGCATTTCCGCCTGCCGCTGCTGGGTCAGCAGCTGCTCGGCGCGCTGGCTTTCCTGTGCCTGCACTCTCTCCACCACCGGCTTGACTTCGCTGGCGACGCGCTCGGCGCTCTTGGCGGCGATCGTGCTGACCAGCTGAATCATGTCCGGGTCGAACCGTTCCTTCAGATCGTCGGGCAGGTCCGCAGTCAGGTCGACGCGGGTATCTGCCGCAGGCGGTCGGGTCTTCAGGGCCTCGATCTCACGCTTAAATCCCTCGATCTGCTCCTGCTGGGTTCGCACCAGCTCAGACAGCCGCGGCACCTCGGCGTTGTATTTCCCCTGCAGGGTCTTGTATCGCGTCTCCCAGTCCGGCGCGGGCGTTGCTGCGACGGCTGGAGCCTGCTGGGGCGGCGCTTCGACTGCGGGCGCGGCGGGCTGTTGGGCCTGCTGCATCCGCTCGATTGCCTCGTTGGCTCTGCGTTCCTGTTCCTGCACCTGCTTCGGCAAATTCATGTTGTGACGTTCCTTGTCGAGCCGCGTTGTCGCGGTATTCGCTGGCATCCCGAGCCCGTTGCGGGTGTTCGATCAGCCTGTCCATGTGCCAGGGTGTCCGGCAGCTGACCGGGCCTTGGCTCTCTGCTGCTCCTGCGCCGGGACCGCGTTGATGCGCGCGTCGGCGGCGCTCTTGAGGATGGTCTTGAGGACTTCCGCCCTGCCTTGCGCCCGGTGGATGCTCACCGGGTCGACTGCCGTCAGCAGTCCATCGGTGCAGCTCTCCAGCTCGGCGCGCAGCGCTTCCAGCACCACCCCGAAGTCCCGGTTGTGCTCCAGATTGGCCAGCGCCAGGACTTGCTCAGGATTGAATCGCATGGGTCACCCTCGGGTGCTGAATTGCGGCAGCTATGCGCTCACCGCGTTGAGCCCGCCAGCGTCATCGCCGGCAGGCGTCAGGTTGCGGGGCGGCGGGTTCTGTGTCCGGTCTTCAGGCTCTCGCGCTGGCGGCGCGCCGCCTGCGGCGGCCATTGCCTGCATCTGCGCCATCTGCATCTGGGCGCGCATCTTGTCCTCGCTCGGGATGACCTTGTCGGCATCGATCGCCAGCGCCTTCGTCGCCTCGCGCAGCAGCTCGGCGCGGCCTTCGGGGCCCATGATCTGGCCGTCAACCTGGTTGGCCGTCATCTGCAGGAACTCGACCAGTCGCATCTGCTGGGTTTCCTTCACCAACAGCGCGGAAGCACCTCGCGCCTCGACCTCGATGTCGCCCTTCGCGAAGTCCTCGACGCTGTGCAGCATGATGTGCGTGTGCGTGCGCTCGACCGCGCCGCAGATCGCCTTGTCGATGCTGGCGACCACGCGCTTGACCAGGCGGCTGCCGGCGTTGAACAGCATGCTCAGGCCGCTGGCGGTGCCGGCGGCGCCGCTGCGCTGGTTCTGGCCGTGCTCGAAGCTCTGCACGCCGCTGTAGGCGTCGGCCAACTGGCTGTAGAACTGGTAGACGCCCATGAGCTCGTTGGCGTTGCTGTCGACCTTGAACGGCCGGATCGCGGGGGACGGCGTGGTGCTGCTGGCCTTGGTCTGGAACACGCGCCACGGGTAGATCACCGTCGGGTCTTCGCCGTCGGCCATCCGATCCATTTCGGCCTCCAGCATCGGGCCGCTGGCGAAGGCCATGTTGTTGACCAGCGCGCGCGCTGCCGCGTTGCAGATGTCCTGGATGTCGCGAATCATCCGCGGCAGGCCGCGGCCCCAGAAGCTGCCGTTGATCCGGTCGTAGTGCGCGGTCATGTACGGGCGCCGGCGCAGCGGATCCTCGTTGAGCACGCAGCGCACGACGAAGCGACCGACCAGCCAGCAGGTGACCTCATAGTCCGCGTCCGGGTCCGGCACGCGCTCGCGCTCCAGGCCCCACTCGATCAGCCACTCGCCGGGAACGCTGCCGTGGAACTCCAGCACGTCGATGGCCTTGTCCGGCGCCAGCTGCCAGTTGCGCGCGCCCTCGATCTCGCGCCGCTGCTGGTCGATGCCGACCTCCAACGTGTAGCCCTTCTGGTACTCAGCCAGGGCGGCGCGGATTGCTTCCTCCTTGTATCCGGGCACGCCGATCATGCTGTGCAGCGCCTTGCGCCGCACGGGGATGCGCTCGATCAGGAATCCGTCATCCGGGCCGCGGCTGTCCGCGCTCGGGTACATGTCCAGCGGGCTCGGCGCGTAGTAGCAGGGCGTCAGCTCGTCGGCCGCCTGCGGCACGCTCTTGCCGGTGCGTGGGTCGCGCACCCACTTCAGCTTTCGCTTGTTGCGGATCACCGGGCCTTTCAGCACGCCGCAGTGCAGCGCGACCAGGTCGGGGATCATGCACTCCAGCGCGTCATAGAAACCGCCTTCAAGGAACGCATCGTCGATCTGGTCCTCCATGAGCTGCGCGCGGCGCTTGGCCTCCTGCTCCATGCGCTCCTTGACCTGCCGGCCGACCTCCTGCCCGCGCTCGAAGACTTCGCGCTCGGTGACGTACAGGCCGGCGCCGATGGCTTCCTGCGCCTCGGCGGTGACCATCTGCGCCAGCTGATCCATGAGCTCGGGCGGCAGATCGCTGACCGGCGTCGGCTTGGCGTAGAACGGCCGCTCGCCGGGCTGGAAGATGACGTCGCGGATCCAGGCCTCGGCCGCCCTGCACTTGTTGTTCGTGAGCATCATGTAGAGCTCACTGCCGCCTTGCCTGCGAATCTCGGCCAGCCGGTCGGGCGAGTAGATGCCCTCACGCTGGCGCAAGGACTCGAGCATTTCCGTCTCGACCTGCGTTCGCGCGTCCTTGGCCTGCTGGAAGCAGGTGCGCACATAGCTGCTCAGTCGATCGGCCAGCCCTGCATACGGGTCTGACGGCGGCAGGGCGCCCGTGCGCTGCTGCTCGGCGAGGCGGTTGCGCTCGTCGAGCTGCTGGTTGTTCAGGCGGGCGATCAGCCCGTATCCATTGCCTGCCATGGGGATCCTTCCCTCAGAAGATGCTGCGCCGCTGCACCGGCTTGGCCTTGACGCTGGTGGCCTTCATGTCGAGCGTGTCGACCACGAAGCTCAACGCCAGCGAGTCGGCGCGGTCGGGGCTCTTGCCGCCGTTCCGCTTAATGTCCTTCTTGGACTGCAACTGGATGCGGAATTGCGCGTCATATCCGTAGTCGACGCTGGTCAGCTCGTTGGCCAGCTGATCGTCATCGGGGATGTCCGCGTACTTCAGCCAGTCGCGCATGCGGCCCCAGCACTCGGCGCGCTGGTTGAAATACTGCTTGCTGTCCTTGGCCGGAATGCCCCACATCACCGGCACGAGCTCGGGCAGGTTCGGCATGCGCCGCAGGGCGCTGTCCAGGTCCGCGCCGTTGCCGTTGGCGTCGTAGACCAGGAACCTGACGCCCGGGTTTTCGTCCAGCAGCTCGCGCAGTCGCCCGGCCACGTCGACGCCGTCGAAGCCCTGCATGCCCTTCTGCCACAGCACCTTGTGCCCCTGCCGCAGCGTGATGATCGTCCAGTCGTCGCCGAAGCGCGCCGGGTCAACGCTCATGATCTTCGGGTGCAGCTGATGCTCGGCCAGAGGGATCACGCGGCGGCGCGCAATCTCGGCCATTTCCGCGCTGATGAAGTTGCTGCTGCCAGCGCGCGGGAACATGCCGCGGACGCGGACGCGCACGAAATCGCTGTCCTCGCCGTACTCGTCGATCCACGCCGCGATCTGGGCCTTGTTCGTGAAGCGCACGGTGCGCGAGTCCACGCGGGTGACGTGGTTGCGCCGGGGCTTCGAGCACTTGGCGTAGAACTTGCCGCTGGTGCGGGTCGGGTTGCCGTAGCGGCACCACACGATCTGCGTGCGCTCGTCGGTCAGCGCGCCCTCGGTGACTTCCCAGATGACATCATCGATCGCCGATGCCTCGTCGAAGACCACGAGGATGCGGCTGCCCTTGTTGTGCAGGCCGGCGAAGGCCTCGGAGCGCTCCTTGCTCCACGGGATCTGATCGATGCGCCAGGTCTTGTCCATACCCGGATCGGCGGAGTAGATCGCCGTCGCGGTCAGGGTGAACAGCTCGCGCGCCAGGAACAGCTGGTGCCACTTGCCCAGCTCGGCCCACGTCTTCGTGCGCAGCTGCGTGTCGGTGTTGGCCGTGACAACGCCGCGGGTGTTCTCGCGGGTGCTGATCGCCCACAGGATCAGCCAGGCCACGACGGCGGACTTGCCGACGCCGTGGCCAGCCGTTGTGTCTTCTTCGACCACGGCGCCCAGGTCGCCGCCGGCCAGCAGCTGGTCACCGATGCGCTGCAGGTGCTCGAGCTGCCACGCCTCGGGGCCAGGGTCATCCGCCAGCGTGGTGCCCGCCTCGCCCCATGGGAACGCCCACCGCACAAACCCGACCGGATCGAACTCGAATCCGGCCAGGTCCGCGCACAGCTCCGCATGCTCAGCCGGCGTCACTGCCACCCTGCTCCATCTGCCGGCGACGCTCACGCGCCTTGCGGATCAGCTCGCCGGTCGGCGTGGCGTCGGTGATCGCGACCTCCTGCTTGTCGCGCCACTTCTTCGGACGGCGGTTCTTCAGCCAGATGAAGGCCGCGGCCGTGTCCGGCGGGTAGTGCTCGACGTAGTCGGCGGTGACCACTGTGCCGTTGTGGTTGAAGAACTTGGTGGCAGGGTGCTCGTAGCCGATGGCGCGATGAAACAGCGCCTGCTCGACCATGTCGTCGGCTGCGTCCTTGCCGATCGCGCAGGCCTCGGCGAACTCGGGATGCTTCGCCCGCCATTCGTGGATCGACTTGCGCGAGACACCGAAGGCCTCGGCCAGATCGGGGTCAAGCGCTCCCATGCGGCACATGGTCTTTGCGATGGCGGCGAACTCGGGGCGATACAGCCCGCGGCCGGTGCCAGCCTTCTTGCCACCAGCGCGGCCAGACTCCTGCGGCGGGGGCGGCGGCGCCTTGGGCGGGCGGGGCTTCGGCGGCCGGCCGCGCGGGCGCTTCGGCTTGTCCGCGGCGCTCACTGGCACACCTCGAACGTCCCGCAGATGCGGCCGCTGCGCTCGATGGTCTGGATGCAGCGCGCGCAGGCGGCGCGGTGCTGCTCGCACTGCTCGCCGTACTCGATGGCCTTGGCCAGCACTTGCGATACCAGCAGCTTCCAGGCCTCGCCGGAACTCGCGTCAGGCGGCTGCCACCGGATCGTGGTCACGTCCGGACAGGGCGCCTTGCAGGCCTCGTCGCACACGACGGCCAGCGGCGGCACGGGGCGCGTGATCGTCTGCGTGGTGCGGTCGCAGCCCGCCAGCAGCAGCAACAGCAGCAGGGCGCCGAAGAGGCGCCAGGCGTACAGCCGCCGCGCGTCCTGTCGCGCGCACGTCTCGCGGATGTCCTCGGCCAGCGCCGAAGCGATGCACTCGTAGAGCCGGGAGCGGTTCACTGCGCACCCCCGATCAGCTCGTTGGTGGCGTCGACGAACTCCTGCCCCGGGCCGCATGCCGGCGCCGGAACATCGCGCTCGCGCCATCGAACGTCCCGGCCTCGCGCGCGGTCGGCCACACCCTTCAGGTCGGCCATGATCTGCATGCGGTCGCTGGCAAGCCAGCCGGTGACGAGCGAGGACAGGGACAGCTGCGTGCGCAGCAGGTTGTTGTCGGCCTCAGCAAGCTCGGCGCGGACAGCGGCCTCGCGTGCATCGGCGGCGGTTTCAGCTTGGTTCGCGAGCCGGCCGGTCTGGTACAGCAGGACCGCATTCGCTGCGATCGAGCCCAGAGCGACCAGGCCCGCGATCAGAAGCGGCCAGCCGGCCAGCTTCAACGCGGGTATCTGGATCATGGTGTCGGCTTCCTTGCCTTTCGAACTCGCGGCATCGCGTGCCGCTATCGCCCCAAACTGGAAGCCAGCGCCCCGGGGGCGACAGGGCGCAGGCGTAGGTTGCTGACAGCCAGTGCTGGCACAGGCTGCAGCGGGCTTCAGGGTTGAGGGCTTTTGTTTCCACTCAGGTCGAACTCGATTCCACGCATCGGTCCGCCGACGTGCATGCGAGCGAGTGGGATCCCGTTCCATTCGGTCAGCTGCTCGCGGGACAGCTGATCGCGCAGACGGAACCCCAGCAGCGGCCAGACCTGACGAATGGCGTCCTCGCGCGCGTCGCGGCGGCCGTGCTCGGCATCGAAGTTGGCCGGGTCGACCGGGCCATGGTTGATTCCGACCACCTTGCAGCCGTTGCGGAGGACCAGCACGCAGAAGGTCAGCAGATGCAGCTCGGGCGGCGGCTCACGATCCGGCTCTCCGAGTAAGTGCAACGGCAGGTTGGCTTCGTCCTCCACGGCCTTCTCGAATCCCTGAGCCGCCGTGAAGTAGTGCTCGCTCGCAATCTCGGCCTCGATGTCGGCCGGCGTGACGCGCGGTGCGGCATCTTTGATCACTGCGCTCAGAATCTCGGCGTCGACGTCTCGCCGGATGTTCTCTGCGGCCTCTCTCATTGACATGGACATGCTCAGCCCTCCGGATCAACAGGCGGCGCCGGATTGACCGGCTGGCAACCATCGCCCTGACACTGCGGCCCGATGTTGCCGAACGGGCCGGGCGCGTTCTGCCGGCCGTTGCCGACCTGCCCGCTGCCGATGACACCGCCGGTGTTCTGGGTTCCGGTGTTGATCGGGCCGGAATGGCCGACCTGCGAGCCGTCGCGGACGTTGTCGCGGCCCGCGTTGTCGCCGACCTGAATCTGCGTCGGTCCCTGATAGACGGAGCCGCCGGCGCGGATCGAGGGAGTCAAGCCCGGGAGGATGCTTGCGATCCCTGTCACCGCGTCGGTAGCGCCGTTGACTGCGGCCGCGCCCAAGTTGAACGCGGCTTGATTGGTGGTTGCCTGCAGCTGGTCGCCGCTGATTGCGATGTCGCGCGCGTTGTCGCTGGCGCGGATCTGCACGGCGCCCTGAATCGCCTGCGGCAGGACGACGCCTGCAATGCTCGTCACGGCCGCCGTCGCCGGGTGCGCCTGCACCTGGAACTGCTGGATCTGGCCGCGGCCGCCAGAACCGGCAGACACAGACGCGAAGGCATCCGAAAGCGTCGCCTCGCGGGCCACTTCGCGGATGCAGACAGGGTCGCCGTTGCAGGCCTTCGCCATCTCCGCGAAGCGCTGGTGGCGGGCTTGCTGCTCGACAGCGGCTTGGCGGTCGCGCGCCTCCTGCGCGGCCAGGTACTCGGAATACTGCTGCTTTCCGGCGATGCAGCCAGTCAGCAGGGGGATCAGCAGGATCAGGATGAAGGTGCGCATGGCGGACTCCTGGGGACGGATCAGCGGGGCGCCGACAGATGCGGCGGTGTTGGGTTGGGGTGCGTGCTGATGAAGCGCCAGCCGAGCGCAACCGAAGCGCTTGCTGCGGCGATGATTGCGGCGAACACCCACGTCTTGACCAGGTTGGTTGTGGGTGCGGCCTGTTCCAGCGCCGCCAGACGCTCGGTCATCCGGTCGGGCTGGGCGCGGCGCAGCTCGGCGAGCGCTTCCTTCAGCTGATCAACCTGCGTGCGGGTGGTGCTGTTCGCGCTGAACGCCCGGTCCAGCGCCTCGCGCATGTTGGTCTGGCGCTCGGTCAGCACCAGCAGGGTGGCAAGGTTCTCCGACGCTTTCTGCGCGAGGTCGCGCTGGTCCTGCAGCAGGTCCGAGTGCCGGCGCTGCTCGACGAGGATGGCGTCGATCGCCTTCCGCACTTCGCTGTGGTCACGCTCAAGCGTGGCCAGCCGTTGCTCGTGCCGCAGGGTGGCGTGATCCATGGGCGCGTCCGCCATCACTCGACCCCCTGGCGGCGCTGCCACCAGCGATAGGCCAGAAGGCCCAGCGCGGCGAGCACAGTCAGGGTCAGTGCCCATCCGCCGATCATCGACACCAGCGGCAGAGCCTCAGCCAGCACCTCGGAGCTCGCCGCGGCCTGCTGCACCGCCGGCTCTTCGGCTGCGCGGCTCACGACCTCGACGCCAGCACCAGCAAGCGCGACTGCGCCACCGACGTTGACCGGGTCGCGCGTCGCGGGCTTCGGCTGCTTCGGCACGATGCCGGCCAGGCGCAGGCCCTCGTCGATGACGGCGCTGCTGTACGGCTGGATGCCGTTCTCGTGCTTGACGATCGCCAGCACCAGCTCGCGCATCGTCGCGTAGTCGTGGACGCTGATTGCGTCGTCAGCGCCGACGCCCAGCTTGCGGGACACTGCCTGGATGTAGGCTTCGGTGTTGTTCTCCACCGGCGGCGCCCAGCGGTCGATGATCCGCCGCACGCTTTCCAGGTCGTGCTTGTCCTGATAGGTCACCAGCAGGCGACAGATAGCCCGAATGCCCCACTTGGGGTGCTCGAACTGCTCGAAACGCGGGTCTACCAGCTGGTCATCCGGCACGCGGCCTTGCCACTTCGTGCGCGGCTTCGTCCGGTCGATGTTGCCCGGGTTGTTCAGTCGGATTCCGCGCGGCTGTCTGCTTGCCATGTCCTCGCCTCGTCAAAGCGGGGACGGCCGGCGTTGCACCGGCCGCCCCGCCCCCGTCCCTGGGGTTGCGCCCTGCGTCCATGCTGGGCATGCGCGAGGTTGTGCTAGCGATTCGGTGTGCTGCTGAATTGCGGGCATGAAAAAGCCCCGCGAGTGCGGGGCTGTGCGTGCTTGCTTTCGTGCTACTTCGCGGCTTCGATCAGCGCGCGGGCGATACATCCTGTGGCACTTGGCGCGTAACCGCTGGCCTGCAGGCTGTCGAGCGCGGCGGCGGCCTCTGCAGGCAGGATCACGCCGAGCTGCCGGCCTTGCTCGCGCTCAAGACGGCGCGCCCGGCTCGCTGCTGCGCGCTGCGAAGCCGTGGCGGGGCGCTTGGCCCCGCTTTTCTTGGCGGTCATGCTGACTGCGCCCGCGCGTAGATTATGCTCACCGTGCCGCCTATGCTGGCGTAATACTTGGCCGCTTCCTTGGGCCCGGCCAGCGTCGCCTGCCAGCATTCCGCGCCCACTGCGGCGGCGTCTTCGTCGCAGATTATTGTGAGGCCGGTCGCTTCGGAGACCGATTGCGGGTCCGGCGCATCGGCGCGGCGCATGAGGATGTCCAGCGGGAAGAACTCAACGGCGCTCATGCCAGCACCCGCTGAGCCACGAGTTTCCCACCCTCAAGAGCCCAGACCCACGACGCATCGGGGTCATGATCAACTCCGTGCCGCAGCATGATGACCCTCTCCTCGATCGGGTTGACTTCGCGGCGGCGCTCCTGGGGCAACGATTGCAGCGCCTGCCATTTGATGACCAAGCGCCGCTGAAACCCGGCATTTTCGCGGACGGCCGGCGGCAGGTTCTTGCCTGACTCGTCGGGCTCTGCCGGGTGCAAAGAGACGGCATGCAGCCGATAACCGGCCAAGCCGTTCAGTTCGAGCAGTTCGCGAATCTTGTTGTTCTTGAGGACCGCCTCAGCGACTTCGGCAGCGGACTCCCCACAGAACACCGATGACGCACCGATGGCCGAGGGAACAAAGGGCGTGTAATGGACGGACTGCATGACTATCTCCCGGAGTGCCAGCGGTTGCTGGCGTGGGGATAGACTCTCACGTTAACGAGTTAACGTCAACAGGCAGGATGAAGAACGCACGAATATTGCGTCTATTCTGTGTTTGACGCACTTTTAGGGCGTAACCCTCGCCGATCGTGCTGCTATCTGCACGCAACTTCCACCCTGATGCTCGCCTCAATGCGCTCGATCGCCCGCTCAACAACAGACCGCGCCGCTGCGTATGGCCGATCAAGCCCGCGTCGCACCCAATCGCCGTAGTGTGCACAAACCGCGCGGGCCCTAGCGCTCGTCGGCATCGGTTTTGTGCGACCCAAGTCAATCATTATCGCGCTGGCCCAGCGGTACTCAGTGCCAGCGCGCAGGCCTGCCATGTGACTGCTGCTGAAACGCTGGATCTCCCGCCTGCAGATGGCTGCGATCCAGCGGTAGGTCACCACTTCCACGCTCGCATCGGCAGGGTCTGGGATGCGCCAGCGGGTCCAGGGCGGGAGCGCCGGGTCCGCGGCGAGGATCGCCGACCAGACTTCGGAGACAGGGACGAGGCGGTACTCGAGATCTCTGGCAGCTCGCTGCCGGCGAGCCTGACGCCGAGATAGTCGGCCAGCACCGACAGGGCCTGCTCCCAGCCCCTGCAGACTTCCGCTCGCCACCCTTCCGCCCTCAGCGCTTCGATCCATTGCTCTTGCTTCCGTGATGTCTGCCCGCGCTTGCGGCGCTTGAGCTCGATGGCCAGGCCGTGGAATCCGCCTGCCGCCACCGGCAGGATGTAGTCGGGCACGCCGGCCTTGACCCCCTCGGCTCGCAGCTTCCCGGCCGTGGCCTTGTGCCGGTCCCCGCCGTTGGGCACCGCGAACAGCAGGCGCAGCTTCGGATGCCGCTTCGCGTGCAGCTCGACGGCCTCTATCAGCGATCGGGCCTCCTGATGCTCGGTTGGGCAGGTCATTCGCCACCGCCCAGGCACGTTTTCTTGGCGTGGAAGTCTGCAGCCGCTGCCATGCCGAGCAGAGTCGGAACCTCTGCGGTCGAGAACCGCACGCTGATCTGCCCAGCCGTGTCGACCACGCAGAACATGAGCACTTCGATTTCGCCGGCCTCGACCTTCTCGCGCAGAACTTCAAGCAGGTCCGCCGGGCTCTTGCTCCTGGTGTTCAATCTGACGACGTTGGTCATGCCTTTTCCTTGAATGGCCGCCCGCGCCCTTGGGGGCCTGCCGATGCCATCTGATCCAGCACGTGCTCTACGTCTTCGGCAATGTCACCGTGGGCGCATGGGGCCGAGTAGCAGCCGACGTGCTTGTGAAGGGGGACACGGCCCGGGAACTCCGCGCCATGGCCCAGATCTGCGCCGGGGTCGAGGATCCAGACACACGCCGGCTCGCCGCTCAGGTTGATCTGGGCGGCGATGCTTCGGACCTTGGCGCGGAGCTTCGGTGTCACTCGCCCTGCCCTCCAGTCCAGCGCGCGCGCGTTGTGGCGGCGACGATCAGCAGCACGGCGCCGACGAGCATCCCGAGCAGGAAGGCGGCGATCACGCTACCCATTTGGCACCGCCTTCGGCGCCAGGGCGTCCGGTGTCGCTGTCGCGGGGCGCACTCTCAGCAGCGCCAGCGGGATGCACAGATTCTCGGCGAGCGCGCGGCGCGCCGTGCTGGCCTCGCTCCGGGTCATCTTGCAGTCGACGACGCGGGCCCGCTTCCAGGTGGGGCGGCTCTCGACGATCAGGTACACGCGCAGCGCGTGCGGCTCAGGCTGGCGACGCAGTTTGCTGGTCATGGTCTTGCTCCTTCGCGTGGTCTTCGGGGTAGCAGGGGTCTGGCTCGTCACAGTCGCGCTCGCCCTGGCAGAGCCAGCACCATCCGGTGCCTTGGGTTTTCCTCGGCTTGGCGAACAAGTCGGCCTGCTCGTATGTCATTGCTGGCTCGCTCTATCCATCGCAGACCGCGCTCGTAGCGCGCTGCATCGCTGTCGTGTTGGCGTCGCGCTGGGCTGCGTCGCCCTGCTGCGGCCGCTTGCTGTCGGGCGTTTTCAAGGAGGCTCGCGGTTACGCGCCTCAGCGCGTCGAGTTCAGACAGGGAGAACTGAAGGAAGCTGCGGCCCATCACCACAGCTCCGATGCGGCCGCGCGGATCACGACGCGCGCGTCAGCGGGCAGCAGGCGACAGCCGAGACAGCGCCAGCACTCGCGGCCAGGGATGCTCTCGATGGCAGGGTCTTCCTGCGGATGCACCGACCAGGACTTGCAGTCCTTCGACATCGGGTTGTCGACGAACTCGACAGTCGGCGCGGCAATCCATCGGCCGTCCGCGATCTTGACCGCAACAGGCTTGCCCATCACCTGCACGCGCCCGGGATAGTCAGGCCGGTTGAAGCACAGCGGCCGCTCGCCGTTGATCGCGCGCATGCCGTTCTCGGGCTGCGTCGGGTACTGGATCGGCTGGCCGTAGATGCCGGTCATGCGTGACCCTCTAATAGCCGCTGCTGCCGCTGGGCGTCTTCGATTCGGCGGCAGGCTATGTCGAAGTAATCAGGGTCAAGCTCAATCCCTATGAACTTTCTTGCGGACTCAATTGCAGCAACTCCAGTTGAACCGCTGCCCATAAAAGGATCAAGAATCGTCTGGCTTTCCCCTGAAACAGTCTCAACTATCTTGCGCATTAGTTCGACAGGCTTTTGCGTCTGATGCTCGCGTGATGAGCTGTGAACTCTACTGCAGGTAAGAACGTTTCCATGGCTGGCGCTGTGATAAACAGGAGTTCCGTTTGAAAAGTGCAACGCAAGCTCGTGCTGAGCCCTAAATCCTGTTCCAAGTCCGGCCGAAGGCTTTGCCCATACAATCAGGTTCTGATAACGAAATCCGCTAGATTCAATAGCAGGCGCAAGATGACCTGCCATCCGCCAGTCTGTGAAAGCGGTCAGCGTTCCACCTTGCTTAAGGGACCTGCGGCACCAGCCCGCAACGTTTGACATGAGCCAGCACAGGCCGGCTGTTGTCATGTTGTCGTTTACGAACCATCCAAGTTCACGGACTGTTTCACTGCGAAGACCCATTCCCTTGGCCGCTTGCTTTCCAGATTCACTGAATCCGCCGCTACAGTAAGGCGGATCGGTGATGACCGCATCCACCTTCGGTAGCCCCGGCAGGATCTCGCGGCAGTCGCCCAGGTACAGCGTCGCGTTGCCTATGACTTCGATTCGGCTCACCCCTCCACCCCCTGCCCGCCTGCCCACAGCGCACGCACACGCTCCCATTCCGCGCGGTCGCAGTCATGACCGAGCGTGTGCCACGAGTCGTCGCGAGCTGGGTTGGCTCGGGCTTCGTCGTCATCCTTGAATGCTGCCTCAAGGTCACGCTGAATCACGGCGCGCACGTTGCTCGGCAGCGCCGGCCAGTGCTGCACGAGCCAGTCGGCGCAATCGCTCACGATGTACGTCCTGCGGCCGAGGCAGTACCGAAACGCGGCGATGGCCATCAAGCCATCGCGGCCCAGGTCAATGTGGGCCGGTTTGGATTTGCGCGCACTCACGGCCCCACCCCCTGCCCGTCCTTGGCGATGGCAGCACGTCCAATCGAGCGGAGCGCGCGCTTGGCGATGCCCAGCTCCTTGCGGGCTGCCTTGCGCTCTTGGATCAGTCGGAAGGTCTCTATGCAGTGCGGGCACTGCATGGACTCCAGCTCTTCACGGAACTCTTCCGGATCCTCGAAGTATTCAACCTCCCTGTTCAGCAGCTGCCATAGGTGAGTCTTGAGACGGCCCTTGCTGTCTCGATACTTGTTGCCATGGCCGTCGGCAATCTCAGCTTCGGCCACGCTGCAGCGCGAAATCGAATCGGCTATCGCCTTCGTCGCGGCAGTGACAGCCCGAGACGCGCGCTCGAAACGCACGATTGCAGCAAGCGGCCGGCTCACGACTGCCCCTCCTGCCCGCCTTCCTGCGTGGGCCTTTGCTCGCAGCGGAAGGGGCCGAGGAGGTTGTGGCCGGCAAACCGCTCGGCGCCAGAGTAAAAGTCGATGGCGTCAGGCAGCTTCCAGACCCCGCGCTCGTCCTGCGCTGGGATGCTCTCGAAAAAATCGCAGCGACCGTCTGGGTCCTGCGCCAGCCACTCCGCCCACTCCGGCGCGCCCTCCCACCGCTTCAGGTACGCGGCGCGCTCGGCGTCATCGGGGGCGGCGGCGGGCGCGGGCTCTCCACAGCCAGGCTCGTCGAACCTCGCCGGGCATTCGGCCAAGTCACGCATTCCGCACTCGCACTTTTCATAGGCTGCGGCGGGCGCGGACAGCGGGCTGGTGTACAGGTTGAAGTCGGTGCAGGGGGATGGAAGTTCCTCATCCCGCATCTGCTGCCACCGCTGCAGCGTCGCGATCGCCTCGGCGATGTCCTGGCCCTGATCCTTCGCGCCGCGCGCGCCGGCGCAAAGCAGTTTCTTGGCCGCGTGCTGCAGCGCCGGGTCGGTGACCTCGAACAGGCTCAGCACCCGATAGACATCGATGTGCGTGCAGCCCGGCGGCAGCGCCTTGAAGTAGTGCGGATAGGCGTTCATTCGGCAGCCTCCACCGTCAGCGTCACGCGCTTGTAGAGCAGAGCCGGCATTGCGGCCAGCAGCGCCTTTGGCACGTTCGCGACCTCGATAATCGCTCCGTCCTCGCACTCGATCTGCAGCCTCGGTACATCATCGCCGCCCATCTGCACCAGCGTGCCCGTGATCTGCAACCGCTGCGCCGCCTGCACTGTCTCGCTCTCTTTCACCGCACCACCTCCAGAACCATCACGGGAACGACTCGCACGGCCCGTCCGGCGCTCGGAATCAGCGGCCGCTCGCGGATCAGGCCGCGCTTGCGCAGGCCGACCAATGCCAACCGCACGTTGCCGCGCTCATAGCGCGTTCGGGCCAGTAGGGCGGCAACCTCGTCAGCCGTGGCCGGGCCTGCGTCGATCTCGCTGCACAGCCGGTCACGCCAGGCATTGGCCTGCGCGTTGATCTGGGCGATAGGCGCAGTCATGGCCTGCAGGCGGGCGCGGTCGGATTCGTTCAGGTGGGTGTTCAATGCTTGTCTCCCATGCCTTCCAGGTGGATGCCGTTGCGGCCGTACCACTGCTGCATGTTGGTCAGGTAGGTGCGCATCCCCTGCACGCTCAGCAGGCGCGTGACTGGCAGCCAGCGCATTGCCTCCAGCTGCTGCTCGTAGGGGAGCGGGTCGATCAGGTACTCGGCGCTGCGCGCGAAGTCCTCGTTTTCGAGGCGCAGGATCGGCACGCCGAACTGCAGCTTGGCGAAGCTGTGAACGTCCTCGGGGACTTCTCCGACCTCGTCGGCGATCTGCCGATACCAGCGGAACGCGAGCTTGTTCTGCTCGGCGCTGCGGTCATAGCCGCATGCCACGCTGACACGCAGGTACTTGTGCTTCTTCCAGGCCTCAGCCAGGCGGTGCAGGCCTCGGGTCAGGCTCTCGGTGCTGTTGATCGCGAACTGCATCAGTGCCCCTCCGCCAGATCGCGGAAGCGCATCGAGTCCGCAATCCATGCGCACCGAAACATCCCGGTGGGGCCGTGGCGGTTCTTCTCGATGTTCAGCTCCGCGACGCCCCTGTCAGCGGTGTCCGAGTTGTAAACCTCGTCGCGGTACAGCATCACGATGATGTCCGCCTCGCGGGTCAGCTCGTCGCTGTTCGCCAAGTCGCCGATTTCGGGGCGCTTGTCCGCGCGCTGGTCGACCGCAGCCTTGACCTGAGCAAGGCAGATCACGGGGATTTCAAGGTCGCGCGCCAAGTCTTTCAGGGTGCGTGCGCACTCGCCCACTTCCTCGTGGCGGTCACGGCCAGGCACCCGGATGCGCTGGATGTAGTCGACGTACAGGGCATCGATGCCGTGTCGGCGCTTCCAGCTGCGGGCTACGCGGCACACCTCGTCGAGCGTCGGCGCGCTGCGGTCGTAGACCCAGGCGCTGCGCTCCTGCCGCAGCGTGGTGACCGCCTGCGTGTAGCGCGGCCAGTGTTCTTCCTCGAACCTGCCATTGCGCAGGATCTCGGCCGGCATCGGTGCGTTCATCGCGATCAGGCGCTGCGCCATCTGCACAGCCGGCTGCTCGCCGGAAATGAGGCCGGCGCGGTGGCTGGCTTTCGTGGCGGCGTCAGCCATGTTCAGTAGCATGGCCGTCTTGCCCATGCTGGGGCGCGCGCCGAAGATGACCAAGTCCCCGCGATGAAAGCCGCCGAGCCGGCTGTCCAGGCGCTCGATGCCTGACGTGATGCCGCGCAGCGCCCCCTTCGACTCGTAGGCCGCCACGACTTCGACATGCGCGGCCTTCACGGCCTCGGCCAGCGTGTGGTCGTGGTCGCGCTGGCTACCCGACAGCTCCATCAGGTCGCGGACGCCCGAGTCCGCGACGGCCAGGCCATCGTCAGCCGCCATCGCCTCGCGCTGAAGCCGCTGCCCGACTTCGATCACGCGCCGGAGCACGGCCTTGCTGCGGACGATCTTGGCGTAACTCTCCACGTTCGCCGCGCTCGGCGTCGTGCTGGCGAGCTCGACGATGTAGGAGCCGCCGCCCACCGCGTCCGACTCGCCCGTCGCCTCGAACCATTCGCCAAGCGTCACCGCGTCGCACGGCTGCCCTCTGGCGATCAGCTCCGACGCGGCCCGCCAGATCAGCCGGTGCGCAGGTGCGAAGAAGTCGGCCTCGGCCAGCTTGCCGGCCACGCGATCCAGCGCGTCAGGGTTCAGCAGGATGGCGCCGATGACGGCCTGCTCAGCCTCCAGGCTCTGCGGCAGGCGGCTCATAGCATCTGCCTAGGCTTCGTGGGCACGCTGGAGTGCGGCACCCCGTTGCGGGCGATGAAGGTCACGTTGGGTGCCTTGTCGGCCAGCCATTCGGCCTTGAAGCCCTGCCATCCACGTTCGCAGCAGGTGCGCAGCGCGTCGGCCAAGGGCATGCGTGCCTTGGCGGACTCGCGCTCAATCCCCTCCAGAGCGGTCAGCGTGAGAGCGGCCTTCTTCGACTTCCGTAGTGCGATGAAGTCGCGGGCGACAGATTCGTCAACGCCCTTCGCTTGCAGCCAGGCCGAAGGCGAGAACACAGGCGACGCGGAAGCGGCGCAATGCTCTTGCTTTTTCTTCTCTTCTCTACTCTCCTCTAATCTAGGTGTTTCCGACGTTGCGGTGGCGTTGCATGGCGTTGCATGGCGTTCCTTGGCTTGATCCTGCTGCGCTGCGCGTTGCCGCTCGCGAAACGCACGGGAACGCTCGGTGCTGTTGTCCTCACGCTCCCGCTTGGGCTGCCTGCGCTCCCATGCGCCCACGCGGCCAGAGCTGAAGTCCAGCAGGTTGCGCTCGTCCATGGCCTGGCAGATGGCGGCCGCCCTGCTCTCGGGAAGCCCAAGCAGGCATTCGATGGCCTCAAGGTCGATGTTGCCGATGTTTCCGCGATCGGCTTCGTTGGCGCTCGCCGCCTCAAGCAGGCACGCCCACACAGCCACGACTTCAGCGACGGACGCTCCAGCCCGCCTTGCGACGACTTGGAACTTGGGGTCGGTCACAGACCCGTGATGCCACCGGAACCAGTCCATCACGGCACCGCGCTTTGCTTCGCCTGTTCGACGAGGCGCTTGTGCTTCCTGAGCAACTTCACCAGGGATTCGACTGCCGCGGCAGGCAGGACGATTCGCCCTTCTTCCTGCTGCTGCATGTGATATTGGCTCACGACGACATACCCGGCGTCGTTGCTCCACACCGACACATCGTCGAACCCAAGAATCTGGTCGCCGCTCTCTTCGATCTGCATGTCTTGCGCTCCGTTTGCCTCGCAAAAGCCACCAGCGCCAACCGGGGAGGCTCCGGCTGTCCAGGGGGGATCAGTCCCCTGTTAGGCGTGGTGGGGTTGCTCACTTCGCCCGCCGCGGCAAGGTGTCCATCTGCCAGCGGTTCCAGGCCTCGATTTCTCGCGAGTCCCAGACAGCGCGGCCGCCACGCAGGCGAGCAGTCGGGGCGCGACTGGCTTGGATCAGCCGGTACCAGCTCGACCGCGTCGTGCCGGTCCGCGACGTGACGCCGACGATGGTCAAGCTCTCGGTCGGCCAGTTCGGGCCGGGGTGGTACGCCATCCAAGGCTCTGCAGGCGCTTCCTGCTGCTGGGTCTGCTGTTCCATGTCGTTTCCAAGCGGTAGCCATCACGCGAGCGGCAGCGATTCCTGCGCAGGCGTGTGCCGCGGCTGCGCAAGGGCGCGCTCCGCGACTTCGATTTGTTCGGGGGTGTGCTCGACATCGGCCCACGCGAGGCAGCGCGCGATCCATGCGAGCGTTCGGGGGTCGGCGTGCGGGCTCATGCGGCACTCCCGAATGGCGCCCAAACGCTGCCGAGGCCAGCGCGCTGAGCATTCAGCAGCGCCATGACTCCGCGCGGGCCAGCCGCCCACAGCGTCACGCCAGCGCCAGGAGATCCGCCAACTGATCCATCGGGCCGCTCAAACTTCACCTTGCCGGCAGTCAGCAGGATCACGTCGGCCTGTCTGGCGGCCTGTTGCCACCACGGCGCTGAGGTGCGGTCAGGCGTCAGGGCTACGCCGTCTCCGTGGTTGAAAAAGCGATGCAGCCACGGTTCAAGCCCGTTGCGAGCCCCAAAGGGTGGATTCATCCAGACGAACCCATCCCACTCGGATTCGAGCGAGTCGCGCCACAGATAGCGCTTGGTGGGCACGTGGCGAGGGCCACCGAACGGCGCGGCGACGTCCATGTCGAACTCCACGCCCAGCGCGTCTAACACATGGCGCGGCGTGTACCACTCGTCGCTGGCGCCGGTGTTGGGCTCCCACTCGCTCATGCGAAAAGCCTCGCCAAGGTGATGTTCAGCGCCGCCCACTCGTCGAGCTTGTGGATGCGCCACATGACGCGCTGGCCGTGGATGCCGTTGACGCTGCCGCGGTGGCAGTCGGCGCAGAGCGCGATGCTCGTGAACCACTGGCCCTGATTGATTTCGTGCGCCTCGCTCGGCGCAGGCGCGTCGCAGACGCTGCAGCAGAGAGCCTTGACGCGCTCGATGTGCGCGCTCTCGGCCGGCGTCGGCTTGGGTTTGTTCTTTGACCTCACGAACAATTCCCCCGCGTACCCTGCGCTTCCCTCGCCAGTCCCTCGCGCACCAGCAGCCGCTGCAGCAGCATGGCCTCGTCGATCTGCTGGAGCGCCCAGGCATGAAGCACGTCCCGCACGATTTCAGCCTTGTCCTTGCCGCTGGCTTGGCTCACGGCCGACAGGGCGCAGTCGGCTTCGACTGTCACCTTTGCGCGGAGGTCGCGGAGTTCGGCGCTCATGCGCGGCGCCTCGGCTCAGACAGGTTCGCGGCGCGCAGGGCGGCCCGCACCCGCTTCGGGGTGATGGTCGGCTCGGGCAACCGCTCGGAATCAGGGAGACGCGCCCATGCGCGGAGGGTCTGAAGACGGGCGGCAGGAATGCCGCGCTTCAGCCAGTCGGTGACGCTTGGCGTCCGAATCTCGAACAGGCGCGCAGCAGCAGTCAGGCCGCCGAGCTCCTTGACGAGGGTCTGTGTCGGGGTGGGGGTGTCTGCGTTCATGCGGCGCACCTTACACCTGGTAAGGCATGCCTTGCAAGGGATGCCTGACCGCCTGCGCGTTAGGATTGCCTTATGACTGAATGGGGAACCCGGATCGCCCAGCGCCGGCAAGAGCTGGGAATGACCGTGGCCGAGCTGGCGCGGCGCTGCGGCCTCAAGCCACCGTCTGTCCACGATTGGGAGAAGGGCAAGACCAAGGCCATCGAGGGATCGAACCTGATGGCCGCAGCTGAAGCGCTGCAGACGTCGCCAGACTGGATCCTGACCGGGCGCAGCTCCGGGCTGCCGCATGGCACGCGGCCGTCGGTCACACCGACCGGCTACCTGCGCCCAATCAGCTCATGGGACCGGCCCGAAGACCTGCCGGAAGGCGAGTTCGGATTCTTGCCGCACCTGGACGCCTACCTGTCGGCCGGCCACGGCGGGCCGAGCGCGGACGCGATCGAGCGGACGGACAAAACCACGCCCTTCCGCGCCGATTGGCTCAAGGCTCAGGGCTGGAGCCCGCGCACGCACTTCACGATGCGGTGCCGGGGCGACTCGATGGAGCCGACCATCCAAGACGGCGCGCCGGTGGTGATCGACACGAGCGCCAAGCGCATCCAGTCAGGCCGCGTCTATGCCTTGGCCGTAGATGGCGAGACGTGGCTGAAGCGGCTGGACCGCCTGCCGGGCGGGATGGTGCGCGTCCGCAGCGACAACCCTTCGACGCTGTATGCGCCGTGGGAAGTGCCCGAGGATGCCCTGCAGGTCATCGGCCGCGCGGTGTGGACGCCGGTCAATCTGTAGGTTCGGCGCGCCGAGCGTCAGCCGGTGAGCTATCACGACGCACCAGGTAGGCCATCACGAAGGCCCAGCACAGCCAGAACGCCAGCGCCATCGGGTACGCCCACGGAGAGCCGCGACCCTGCAGCTCGCCGAACCATCCGATCACGGGAACCAGGAGCAGCACGCCTGCGACACCGACGGCACCAACGGGCAATCCCAGAAACTTAGGCGCGTCCATCCCCTACCCCTCTTCGCCAAACTCGAAGCATTCGCCTGAACCGATCGGGCACACGCGGCCGGTTTTGGTGTCAAGCACGGCGCGTTGCATGCCCTCGTAGCGCCCTGTTCCGCTGGAGAGCCAAACGGCGAACGCTATCAGCGCGCCTGCGATGATGATGGCGCGCTCGACGCGCGCGGGCTCGCGTTCCATAGGGCTCGCCTGTTGGGCCATAGAGAACACGAAGGTACGCGCCAAGGCCGCCAGCGGCAACGCATGTTGCGGATGATTCGGCATGCCTTCTGTTCAGCGAAAAAAAGTAAGGCTTACCTGTTGACAGACAGAAAGGCATGCCTTATCTTCTCCCCGTCGCCGGTGTGGACCGGCGGGGGAGAGGCACATGCAAGAGTTCATCTTCGAGGTGAAGCCCGCGCACGCCGCGGCTCGCCAAGTCGTCGGCAGCTGGGACGACGCATTCAAGGCCACCGGGCTGTATCTGAGCCCCGGGCGCCGTCAGGCCATCATCGACGCCGCTGAAGTCGGCGGCCCTTCGGTCAACACCACCTTCGGCATCGACGACGCGACCATTCGCGTGATCGCCCCGGTGATCGCTCGCATCCCGGTGATGTCATGAGCAAGGGCCACAAGATCGTCCGCAGCGACGACGCGACCACGCTGATTATTGCCGGCGACCGTCGCAACCCGGAGCCGAGCCACGCGATCGTCAAGTTCCCCGGCGGCTTCGTCGAAGTGGCGCGCGCCAGTGATGGCAGCTACTGGATTCACGCGCATCGCCACACTGACGGCTGCGAGGAAACCGGCGAGCAGCGGGGCGTCATCACGGGCAGCCGGCTGGACTGGTCGCCAGACTTCGCTGCAGAGCGCTCGATCCCGAATCTTCCGGCGCACGACGAAATCCGTGGCATGTCGATTCGGATCGCAACCAGCGCGGCGGTGCAGTCATGAGCGCCGACCACGACTACCTGCGATCAGCACGCGGCCTGATGGCCGGCATGGCTATCGGCCTTCTGCTGTACGCCGCCGGCCTCGCCATCGTCGCCATGTGGATCTGGTGGCTGCCATGAGCCTGCTCGGCCTGACCATGGCGTCACTCGACGCGCACCTGATGTCCGACAACCCGCACGAGGCGGACGTTGACGGCTGGCTCGCGATGCAGACCGAAGTCGAAGACGACGACACGTTCATCGACGCCGAGCTGTGCCGTCTGATCGACAGCGACGTGCAGATGGCGGTGTTTGCAAGCGCCGCCGAGTGCGTCGACGAGCTGGGCCGCCTGATCGACACGCTGCCGCAGGGCACGCCGCTGGTGCGGACGCTGATCGCAGTCCAGGGCGTCGCCCGCAGCCTGCGCAACGCGATCGACCGCGAAGCCTCGCGCCGCATGGAGCGCGACGGAGGCACCCGTGATTACGAGAATTGACCGCGCCGTCTGCGCCGTCTGCGACCGTGCCGAGCGCGCCCTGCTCGACCTGCGCGTCTCGATCCCCCTTTCCCTTCTGTTGCTCGCCGGACTGTTCTGGCGGGCTGGAGCACTCTGATGAACGCGATTGCCAAGCACGACCCCGACACCGAGCGCGCCATCCGCACCGCGCTGCAGACCAGCCTGTACCCGGGCGCCTCGAACGACAGCGTTTCGATGGTGCTGGCCTACTGCCAGGCCGCCGGGCTCGATCCGATGCAGAAGCCTGTGCATATCGTCCCGATGTGGGACAACCGGGCCAAGGTCATGCGCGATGTCGTGATGCCCGGCATCGGCCTGTACCGCACCAACGCGGCGCGCACCGGCGAGCTGGCTGGAATCACCGAGCCGGAGTTCGGCCCGATGGTCACAGAGCGCATCGGAAACCGCGAAGTAGCGTTCCCCGAATGGTGTCGCGTCACCGTGTCGCGCCGACTGCCTGGCGGCCATATTGCGAAGTTCACGGCGGTTGAATACTGGATCGAGAACTACGCGATCAAGGGCGGGAAGGAGCAGGACCAGTCCCCAAACGCGATGTGGATGAAGCGCCCGCGCGGGCAGCTCGCGAAGTGCGCGCAGGCCCAGGCGCTGCGCATGGCGTTCCCCGAGGCGGTGGGATCGGCGCCAACGGCCGAGGAAATGGAGGGCAGCGTCATCGATGGCCACGCCACCGAGGTCAAGCCAGCCGCCAACGACCTGATGCCGAAGGCCAAGGCCGCGCCCGCGATCGAGCACGCGCCGCAGCCAGCAGCTGACGTGATCGAGAGCGAAGTCGTCGATGGCGATCAGCAGCAGGACGAGGCCACCGGCCTGTCGCAGCTGACCGAGGGACAGCGCAAGGTGGTTCTGGCATCTGCCGCGCGCGCCGGGCTCAACGAGGCCGAGCTGCTGCAGCGGTTCCACAGCATCACGCCGGCCAACATCACCGCCACGCTCAAGAGTCTGCGCGAGATCGCAGAGAAGGCCGAGTCGTGATCGCCTTCGACGAGCAGACCCACACCTACCGCGACGAGAACGGCCGCGTGCTTCCCAGCGTCACGCAGGTGCTGGCTCCCCTGTCCGCCAACGCCTACCGCGGCGTGCCGCAGGACGTGATGGACGCCGCCGCGCAGCTGGGCACGGCGGTTCACAAGATGATCGAGCTGGACGTGCAGGGCGTGCTGGACGAGTCGAACCTGCATCCGCTGGTGGCGCAGTACCTGCCGGCATGGCGCCGCTTCCTCGTGGAAAGCAGATTCAAGGTTCTGGGCTCGGAAATGCGCGTCGCCAGCCGCCGCTACGCATTCGCCGGCACGCTCGATCTGTACGGCCTGATCCATGGCAAGCACGCGCTGATCGACGCCAAGCGCGTCGCCCAGGTGCAGCGCACGACAGGCCCGCAGACCGCCGGCTATGAGATTGCCCTGCGCGAGGAAACCGGACTGCCGTCCGACACCCGCATCGACCGCTACGCACTGCAGCTGGTCGGCGACAAGTTCCACCTTCGCCCCCTCACCGACCCCGCGGACCAGCGCGTGTTTCTGGCCGCGCTGACCCTGCACCACTGGAGCGCCAAAGCCGCATGAACGCCATCGCCGAAACCACGCACAACCCCGTATGCCTCGCCGCCGCAGGCGCCGCAATCAACGCCGCTCGCGAGGCCGCGACCACGCTCGCGCTGCCCCAGGCCGAGGACGCTCACGAGCTGGCGCTGGCCATCACCGTCGAGGACGAGGCGACGCTGCAGTACGCCGCCGACGAGCTGCGGAAGATCGCCGGCGCGGCCAAGGATCTGACCGCGCTGCGCATGACTTTCACCAAGCCGCTTGACGAGGGCAAGGCGGAAATCATGGACCTGTTCCGCCCGGCCGTCGACATGCTGGGCAAGGCTGAGCGCCTGCTGCGCGATGGCGTCAACACCTTCCAGACGAAGAAGGCGAAGGAGGCTGAAGAGGCCCGAGCCAAGGCCGAGGCCCAGGCCCGCGCCGAGCGCGAGGAAGCCGCACGCAAGGCGCGCGAGGCGCAGCAGGAAGCTGACCGGCTGGCGAAGGAAGGCGCGGACGCGGAAGCCCTGCAGCGCGCCCAGCAGCAGGCCGAGGA